CGCCAAGCTCCATCATAATTGCCACCTGAAACATCCTTATGGCAAAAGGGGCAGTAGTGATGGTGCGGCTCGTCAAAGGAAAAGCTCAGCCGGACGGCACAGTCGGGGCAATAGTAGTAATGCGCCCACTCGCTTGGCTCCAGCGGAGGAAGGGAGGGGCATACTTCTGAAATAAAGGCAAAGTCCTCTTTTATCTGGTTAAAGCAGGCCTTTGCCCAATCAGCGCTCTCGATTTTTTGGCGGACTTCAGGCCAGTTAATTGTGCGGCAAATCAGCATATTGACAGCATCCTTTCTATAAAATTGCAAAAATAAAGCAGAGGCTGTCCGGAAAATCTGGATAACCTCTGCCCTTGTGGGTGTTTTATTTTTTCAGGCTTTCCATATATTCAATATATTCTGCTTCTGCCTCTTCCCAGGCCGGAAAATATTTGCTGTTCAGGAAAGCTTCAAATTCTTCCAGAGAAATCTCACCGACAACGTACTTGATTTCCATTTCTTGGAATTCTTTCTGCAAATCAGGATGATCGGCTCCCCAGCTGGAATATTTAGGGGTACGGATGGACGGCACGTGAGCATAGTTGCAGCGCTCCTTAACTGGATCAAACATGGCGTGGAAAGCATCAACCCGTTCTTTTGTATCGCCGCCCTCAATAATGCAGGTCTGGCCGCCGCGGGCATAGGCAAAGGTGAAGTAGGTGCTGCCGACGGTATTATAGAGTGCTGCCTGATCGCTTGTGCGGTCAATCAGCTGGGTGGCCAGGTCATAGCTGTTATAATGAACCCCTTCAATTCCGATAGCCATCAGCTGGAAGCCCTCCGGACCGTTGCAGTAATCCAACAGCTCCAGGCACTTATCAATATATTTACTGTCAGCGGAAATCATATAGCCGCCCCAAATCGGCAGGCTGTTGTAAATATTCAGCTCTCCGGTTTCAATATCCACCGGCCCGGCGATGTAATCATAAATTTCAATCGCGTTTGGCTGTGTTTTGACTTTGGAAATGACACCTGCCTGGTGGCTGCTGAGCATACCGGTTGCTCCGGCCATGAACTTTTCGCTGGCAGTGGTGGTTTTATTGGTTACAAATTCCGGATCAATCACACCCTCGGCATACCGTTCGCGCATCCAGATGAGATAGGGAATGTATCCGCTCATCTTCTGGTGGATTTTGTAGGAGCCGTCCCGATCCGCAATGCCGTCCTTCCAAAACAGGCCAAAAGCAAATTGGACCGCCTCTACTTTAACTCCACCAGCAGTAGTAATTCCATAGGTATCTTTCTGACCGTTTCCATCTGGATCATTAAAGGTCATTTGCCTCCATACCTCAGCCAGCTCGTCGAGGGTAGTGGGATTTTTCAGGTTGAGGGCTTTCATATAATCTTTGTTAATCAGAAGCCCGTAGTAGTTGTCCATATTGGTTTTAGGAATCATATGAATACGCTGATCGTTAATGGAACGAACCGCCTCAAACATTTCCGTGGGGATGTTTTCCACTAGATTGGGATAATTGGGGAGCATATCCTCCAGCAGTGAAGTCAAATCCGATTATTCAAGGAACGGTCATGCTGCACACCACTACGGCGCATTGGAAACCTCACACGTGGACTAAGACAAGAGAGAGTTGACCTTTGCCTGCACCGCAGCATAGTCATACCCCGCTTCGGTCAGGGCTTTCTTTCGTGCGTCACCGTTGCCCCACTTGCCAGCCAGAACCTCTTTCGCCAGTTCCTCCACGGACTTCTTTGCCGGGGTGGTCGCAACTACCGTCCCGGCTCCCGCCGTGGAAATGAAAGCGTCAGAGAACCCAGCGGCTTTCATCCGGGCAAGTTGCTTTTCTGCATTGGCCTTGACACTGTATGCGCCCACCTGCACCTTATACAGACCGTTCAGATTGGTAATGAACCCTTCAAAACCCTTCTCCTGCACAGCGGCAAGCTGTTTATTGGCATTAGATTTCTGGGAGAACGCACCCACCTGAACACGGTAAGTCACCCCAGAAACAGGCTCTTTCACCTTACCAGCGTACTTATCAAAGTAAGTCTGACCATACCCAGCCCGTTTCTTCTGAACAGTAGCGCCCTGGTCAGCAGGCCGCTCATACCCGGTCAGAATAGCGTTAGACGCTTCCAGAATGGACGTAGCGCCCTTGAGCGTTGCCATAACCCCCGTATACCCCTGCAACTCCTTCCAGAGATATTCAAGCTGCATAGAGAGGTCACCAATGGATTTCTGAACAGACTTTGCATAATCCAAAAGCCCCTGCTTCCTGCTCCAATACGTCCATTGTGCCAGACCGTACCCGGCGCTGTCCTTTACAAAGTTGCCGTATGTGCCGTTGTCCACGGCAGCGGTATAGGTATCATCAGTGTAGCCCAACTTCTTTTCATAGGAGTTTTGCAGGTTCGTGGGCTTCAATGCGGACTCCGCATAAAGGTTCCCCATGATACCCGCAACGGCAAAATCATTCAGCCCTTTGCTCTTGAGGAAGTTCCAGATAACAGACTCGTTATCCGTAGCAGGGACGGAAGGGGTCACGGGGGAAGCGCCCTTTTTCAGCAGCGCCTTAACGTCAGCCCTGAAAGTGTCCATACTCTTGCCGTGCTTCGGGAACCAGTGCATAACGTCCCCATGATTGGACGCAATGCCCTGGGCGTGACCCTCGCAGTGGCAAATGATATTCTTCTCCGTCAGGCCGTACAGGTTGCACAGATAGACGCAGAGTTCCACCGCTTCCTGATACACCTGCTTGAAATATACGGGGTCTTTCAAATCGTCCTCGCAGATTTCAAAGCCGATATGGGTATCATTGCAGCACCCCTTGTTACCAGACGCTCCATGCCAGCCCCGCATATCCCAGGGAAGGGTCTGGTAGGTCGCAATCGTCCCATCAGCCAGTTTGCCGATAAAGGCGTGTACGCATACCTGCCTGTCCATAGCCTGGTTCCAGTGATTGTTATACTGGTTCTTTCCCAGCAGTCCGTCATCGGGGCCAACATAGCGTTTCAGCCAGGGGTTGTTAGCCCCTGTGCTGTGAACCATAATCCCCTTCGGGACAATCTTTCTGCCTGCCTTATAGCAGGCGTTGTTGACAAAAATCAGCTTCCGCAAATTCATGGTTATTCTCCCTTCTTCTTAGGCTCCTCATAGGTCATAGCCTGGTCGGAGTCAGACACGCCAGCCGTGGTAGGGTCAGTGACCACACCCAGAATAGCCAGCACCGCAAAGGCCGCATTGACCACGGCAAGCAGCTTGTTCCCCAGGTCACCAAGGTCAAGGGTGTAGCCGAACACAGCAGCTACAACCTGCACCAGCAGGAGAACGGCGGGGATGATAGACAGCCAGAAATTCTTGTTCTTGATACGCACTTTCCAGTTGAGTTCCATGATAGATACCTCCATTTTCATAAAAGAAGGGGCTACAAGCGCATAGCGCCCATAGCCCCATTGGACTTGCCAAAGCCTTTGCTTTGACGGTTACATTTTCTTACACCTGGGGGTATTCCTCCTCTTTCCCTTCCATAGTGTTAAGACGGTGATGTGCGGACTTCGTAGACTGTTCCACAATAATAAGGCGGTCACGCAAATCCTGAATGTCACCCCTCATGTTCCGCATATCGGACTTAATTTCGTTTACGCCAGAGTTGATATTCTCCAACTTGACAATGAGGGTGGTAGTTTCGGACGCTTCCTTCTTATCATCGGTAGCCTTGTTTCGGAACACGTTGGTAATCATGACCACCCCGGCTACACACAACGACAGGAAGGAAATCAGCAGCGATACGTCAATCTGCATGGTAGTTCTCCTTTCTGTGAGTTGGTGAAGAAGCGGGGCTTGACCACAATCGCTTCCTCCCAGTTGTCCTTACTCCGTGACCACGCTATCCAGTTCCAGGTCACCCAGCAGTTCCTTCACCTGCGGCTTGAGCAGGGCGGGAACGCTCTCAAAGGTACGCTTACCCTTGACAATCAGCGCCACATAGATAATAGCCATTTTGTCTACCTCCTTTCTCCCGATAATGAAGATGTATTTGCCAAACAGACGGAACACTTTACTGTCCCTCTGCTTCCAGCAGCTTCTTGACTTCATCCAGAAGCGGAGCGGGAACGTCTTTGAGGGTTTTCAAACCCTTGCGAATAAGCGACACATAAATCTTAGCCATGATTACATACCTCCCAAAATCATTTCATAGACCTCTGCCAAGGCCACCTGCACGTCCGTAATGCTGTCCGCATTAGACGTAAGCAATGTTTCTATCCGCTCCATAGCTTTCTGCTGTGCGGTTTTCTCGCCCAGCACAAACCAGGAACGTCCGTCCTCTACCCGGTTGCTCATAAGCCGCATATCCGTGTAGGTTTCGGTGGTTTCACCATCGGTGATAGTGACGGTAGCCAGGTTCCCTTCAAACACGGAGTCCTCAATAACTCCTTCGGCAATGTAGTTATTGCCGTTCAGTTCCAGGTTTTCCAGTTCCGTACCGTCAGCCAGTGTAATCTTATACATTGTGATATACCTCCTGTTTTAATTGTCGGTACAGAGAGTTCATGTTCTCCCTCTGCTGCTTACTCATTATCTTGTAGTGACTTTCCATCCAGGACTTGAACCAATCATCAAATTCCTTTTCAGAGATAAAGTAGACAACCTTCTTCATTTTCCTCCTCATAGCGGTTAGGCGCTTCGGGTTTATCTTTTGAATGACCCGGCCTGTTTCCGTCAGAGAATATTGAACTTGCAGAAAGCGCCACATACTTGAGAGTTTGACTATCCGGGTCTTATGCAGGTTCACGGTGATACCCAGCCCATCAGCTATCCTTACGATATTTACAAGTAAGTCCTCAAGGAACTCTTTGCTCTCATGAATTGCATAGCTGTCATCCATATACCTTGCGTAAAACTCCACGCTTCTGACAATCTTTACATAATTGTCAATGGGTATCGGGTAGATAATTCCAGCCACCTGCGCTACCTGGTCACCTATATTCAGGTGTTTATCCATGAACTTTTCTCCCGTTCTCAAAGCCCGGTCAATCTGTCCATATTCCAGGGAGTTAAACACTCTGTCCATGCAGCCCGCATATTCTTCCTCCGTCATATACGACACGTCAACCCGTGACCTTTCCACCACCCTCCGCAGAAAATCCATAGCGGTTTCATCGTGGATATACTTTGCAAACTGCTCCAACAGGACTTCGTGTTGTATGTTGTCATAATACTTAGAGAAATCAATCAGTAGAATGTAACCCTCGTTTGACTGGTGCTGCTGGTAGTATCTCCGCAGGTGAACCAGTAGCCGCTTGCGTGTAAAGTCTATTCCCTTATCTTTCTGGCTTGCGCCATTATCGTATATCAAATACTTTGTGACACTGGGAGTCAAGACTTCATCACACAGACTGTGCTTTGCTACCCGGTCATTGATTTCCTCACCCGTAATCCATCGTACCTTACCCCTTTCATGTAACGGGAACTCCGTACTGGGATGAAATTGATAATTCCCACCCTCAAGCCCCTTCTGAATTTCTGCCAGTCCAAGCAGGTAGGTCATTTCAAACCTTTGCACCATTGGTTTCCAGTCACTACCCTGTTTAGCCCTAAGAAAACCATCATAGAGCGAATTGCCATCAGATATTTCACGCTGATAACCACTTTCACCATTACTGGTACTCTCGTAAGAGCGGGTGTCGTGTTTAGTATTTACCTTCACGGAAGGACAATCTCTCCTTTCTCTCCCCACAGAACGGTCAAATGCCTATTCAACTGCGGGGTTGAAATCGGGACGAACGCCGTTAGCGTTAGAAGCGTTGTTGTAGTTCGCATTGCCGTTGTTGTTGACATTGGCAAAATTAGCAGCGGAGTCAGAGATTGCCCTTTTGAACTTGTTATCGGCCTTGCGCCAGCCTTTAATCAGGTTGATTTCTGTCTGTATTGCTTCGCCAAACTGCAAGAAAATGTTCACATTCACGGGAAGGGTTTCAATGGCATACTGCAACTCCTGAACCAAGCGGTAGCAATGACCGATAGCTTCTTCCTGGTGTAACCTGCGCTGAACCAGTTCCTCCATGACCGTAGGGTAGATATTGTTTGCGATATAGACTTCCTTCGTAATATCCCGCAGGCAGTTTACAATGACTTGCCGCTGGTCGTAGATGAACCAATCGTCAAAGGCTTCCAGCCGCAGCTTCGTTTTCTCATACCGCTCTCTTTCGGTTTCGGACAACTGTTCTAACGTCCTACCGCCGAACTGCTTGAGCAGGCGGGCTTCGGCCTTTTCAAAACTATACCCAAAATCCCGCAGGAGCAGGTCAGTAATATCCCTCCGCAGTTTGTTCAAATGGTGGAACACTTCAAACTGGGACTGCTTGCGTTTGTTTTTCAATACAGACATTGTTGTTACCTCCACTGCACCCCCTTGTGGGGTGCAGATTTATGATTTACGATTTAATAGAGAAAGCGGGACGAACGCCGGCAGCGTAAGAAGCGAGGTTGCAGTCCGCATAGCCGCCGGCGCTGACAAGGGCAAAAGCAGCAGCGGAAACTACGTCACGCAGCCAGTACCATGCACGGTTCCCAATCAAATCAGGACGATGTGCGAACAACGGGAACTGGCTCTTATCCACGGTGTAACTGTACGGAAGCGCTGTGCCACAAGAGATATTCCCGAACACCTTACCGCCATACACATTCTGCTCTGTCATCAGTTCCACGGTACTGTCATACCAGGAACCCGCAGACGCATAGGCTTCCGTTACCGCATTGGTCAGCAGGTTACGATGTGTCAGAATGTGTGCTGCACCAAAAGCGCTCTGAATGGTGGTCTTTGCCTGGTTCAGCCCCTCCTTATACATCTTGCTCCCCACATACCCGCCAGTCGTGACATTGGTATCGTTCATGCAGTGCGTGTACATATTACTATCAGGAACCAGGGTTACATGATGTGTGGTACAAGCGGTATCACCCGTGTTGTAATAGTAATCGAAAGCCGCAATGCGGTAGGTCACACCACCAATAACCCAGTAGTCCCCGATAAACAGGTCATCAAAGGTTCCAGCCGCAATAGCGGCATACTGGGCGGCTGTCACCGTAGAACCCAGATTTTTGCCACGGTAGATAGCGTTATGCGCCCCGGCATTACTTTCCACAACCATAGCGGCAGAGATAGTACCGTCTGCGGCTACTTTGATACTTGTACCGTCAGGCTTCACCAAGCCAGCCGCAGCAGCGGTAGCCAAACCCGCCTGCTTCGCAGAAATAGTACCATCGGCCTTAATAGTCACGGTGCTTCCGTCAGGCTTCACCAGACCCAGCTTGTTTGCCGTGGCGGTATCAGCCTGCTTTGCGGAAATCGTACCGTCTGCCTGGATTGTCACCGTGTCACCATCGGGCTTGACAATACCCGCTTCACTGGTCGTAGCGATACCTGCGCTCTCGGCCTGCTTCGCAGAGATTGTACCATCCGCTTTGATAGTGATAGTGGAACCGTCAGGCTTGACGATACCAGCGGCAGCGGCAGTAGCTACACTCACTTCCTGAATAGCGGCAGACAGCGTACCGTCCGCTCTAATCAGAATGGTAGTGCCATCGGGCTTGACAATGCCCGCCGCCGCAGTCGTGGCAACGGGAATGTCAATACCGCCGCCATCCAGCAAGGCTTTTACGGTGCAGACCCTCATACCCTCCGCAGTATGGATAAGTACCAGGTCATTGACACCAACAGCGGTTGCCTGGTCAAGTTCTCCCATTTTCTTAGTTTCAATAGCAATAGCGCCCATCTTTTATTCCTCCTTATGTTTCCAGTCAGCTACGATTGCAACCCCCAGGTCATCCACCAGAAGCGCACCGTCATCATCGGTGACAGGAGCGGTAATGTCATTCTGGATAACCATGTGTTCAAGCCGTGCCAGCCGTTCGTCCAGTTCGGTAGTTTCGGCGGTCAGTTTTGTTGCAACGTCCCCGGAAAGTTTCTCTTGCAGGCTACCGAACCATTCATTGAAAGCCGCCTGCTGACTGCTCTCATAGGTTGCCATTCTCTCCTGATAACCCTTCTCAATGGAGTCCAGCGCAGCGTTCCCGTTGGTCATCAACTGTGCAAGATAGGTCTGAAACGTCTGATAATCGGCGCTGCAATCGGACTGTACCTTCTGAATGGAGGTACTGCCCTGCGCTTTCAGTTCGGCAACGTAGTCCTCAAAGTCGCTGAACTCCGTGTCGGTGGAACTTTTGATTGCCGCCAGCACTGCGTCAATCTGCTTTTGAAGTTCCTGTGCGTACTTCTGGAAATCTGCAAACTGGGTATCAGTGCTGTCTTTGATTGCGGCAATGATAGCGTCACCCTGGTCTTGAAGTTCCTGTGCGTACCTTTCAAAATCAGCGTACTTGTTATCTGCTTCTGCGGCAAAAAGTTCTTTCTGAATGTTGAAGTAGTTCTGAAACGCTGCATACAGGTCAGTACCGTTCTCCACCATGCTCATGAGTGTGTTCAGCGCTTCATTCATGCGGTTTGCTTCCCTCGCACCAAAGAAGGATTTCTCCCGCCCAGTGTAGGCCGTAACGTCCAGGAAAGACACTGTACCGTCAGGATTGTCAATCTGCGTGTACTTTTTATTACCGCTCCACACTGCGTCTGTGTAATTAACTGGTAACAGTTCCCACGACATTTACAAGCCCCCTCCCTTCATTCCAAAGTTCCATGTGAACATCCTCCTTCCATCCGCTTGATTTTGCAATCGGTCATACAGGTCAAGGATTGCTCCCTCCAACCTATTCAACTCGTTAAAATCCATCGTATTTCCGTTGTCAATATAGGAAGGAGAGTCCCCGTATGCCCGCTTCAAGGTTTTATCGTTTATGGTCATAAGGTTTGCTTCAAGCTGATTGATTTCATCGGCATAGAAGTAATCCCTGGGAGTACGGTCAGCGCCCAGCGACACAATACTGAACTCCTCATACATCTGGATTGCCAGGTCACGCAGATATTGAAGGTTGTTCTTGATACGGTTGAAATCCACAGCGTTGAACCTGTCCCCAATATAGTGACCGTCTGCGTCCACTGCGCCGTACCAGTCTGTCTTAGGTGTCTGCCACATACTATCCCTCCACTCTCCGGGCAGTTATCCTTCCAGAGAAGGATTGATTAAAGTTGACCGTTGCCCGGTAAATGGTCACTTTCATGTTTTCCCGGAACTCGTTTTCCTGGAACACAATGTCGTTTACGTCTATCTCTGGGTTCCCTCTGGTCGGGTACTCATACTCAATGCCAGCGGCGTAGTAATCGCTTATCCACTCGCACAAGTCCCGTGCCATCGTTATGTCGGAAATAAGGGGGTTCTCCCACTTGACCGTCTTACCTCTTGCATGAAGGGTCTTTGTGGCATACTGCTCTACGATTTTCCACCGATACCCGTTGACCATCAGAATGAACTTTCCAGTGGTCTTATATTTCAGCGTCACGTAGTAGTTCGCCCAGTCAATGACCTCTGCCAATCCTTCCTGTTCATCCAGCAGTGGTTTATAGCCATAACACGGCTCTTGCAGATAGTAGGTGACAACCTCCCCAGACTGTACCTCCACTTCCTGATAGACCAGATTTTCTACCTTGTCCCCCGGCTGGTAGTTGTAGCAGGGAACGATGACCTCTTTGACCAACTCTTGCTTGATAGCCGTAGGAGAAGCAGTCATGTCCCGCTTTGTCATGGTGAACTCTGTAACCTCACCAAAGGCAAAGTAGTTCAGGATAATGCGGTTGTAAGGTTCAGCCGTACCAGTGAACTCAAGCTGCATAGTATCAAAGTCATCAAAGTCATGGAGAACCACCATGTTCTGTGTGATTTTATCCTCAACCTCATACTCCTCCACCAATTCCCCGGTGTTGTAGGTTCTCACCACAATCCCGGAAGGAAGGGCATGACCAAACTCCAATTTGATACCGTAGTACATACAGATTGCTTCCTGGGTCACAGTAATAACGGGGTTCGTTTTGAACTTGCCGTTTCCATCGGACTGCTCCTTCGACACAAACCCTGTATTGAAGTTCAGCCCGTTTAACGTCCTGGGAAGAAAGAACATGGAACCGTCTGTCACAGTATAGTTTGTGCCAAACGTACCGTACTCGTCCTTTGCGCCCTCCCTCATGACGTTGGCAATATTGGAATACTCCGCTTCGCCGTTGGAACTGATTTTTGCCAGGGGGTTGAAGTTGGACTTAATCTGTATCTGTCCTGTCCGGGACTGGGTAAGAACGCAGCGGCAGGCGTTGGCTATAATTTGTAGCGCTTCCTTATGCTTGACTCTCGGCATGGGGTTCTTCGTGTAGAGTTCTTTCAGCCGGGGGTCAATGTAATACTTCGTTTCACCAGCGTCCCGCAGGATTTCCACAGCCAGGTCAAAGTAACTTTTCCCAGCCGGGGTGTATAGACCCTTGAAATACTCGGAGTCCATGCTTCGGAAAATATCTTGACAGCGAATAATGGCAGTATAGTCATCAGACTCCCACTCGCTGCACCACAGGTGTTGACCCTTAATCCACTCAATTTCCTCGGTATCAGGTAACTGGTAGCCGTAGAAAATATCCATTTCCTGTCCTGTTTCCAAGTAGTTGATAGCGGAATTTGGGTTATCCACGTTAAAATATTTGTCGTAGTTCTTGAGCGTCACGCTGAAATCAATCTGCGGAATATCCGCTCCTATGGGCGATACATAGCTTTCCAGCGTAGAAGCCATCACAGAGTCGTTGTAGTACACCAGGCCGTAGCCAAACCGTATGGAGTAGATACGCAGCCTGCTTTGAGGGTTCAGCATACGGTAAAACCGCAGCGTCAGCCTTACAGTGTTTTCAAAGACCTCCTCGGTAGTAAACTCTGCCTGATTGTTGTCCCGAAACTCTACGGTATGCCCGGTATCGCTGATAATATCAAAGTCAACCGGGTAATTCTCTCCAAAATTGATTGTGATACCCTTAAAGTCCGTAGCCACAGTGTTGAAGTTAATGACAACTTCACAGACCACTTCGGAAATCAGCCTGTCACCGACAAGGCCAGTGTCATAGTAAGCGCCAGAAGCGTTCCTGCGGGGGAGAAAGAACATAGACCCATCCACCCGTGTAAAGTTTTCTTCCAGTGTGGCGTAAATGGTATCATCGTTCTTCTCCCCAAACAGGTTGCTAATGTTGGAATAATATGCAAAGTTCCCCGGCTTGACGTTTGCCTTTGCCTGCAACTCCTGATTGACCATGCCAAAGGAAATCATGATGTATGCCCGTTCACGGAGCGCTTCTTTCATGCTCTTTTTATAAGCGTCAGATACCTTTTGCATTTCATCACTCTCCCACGTCAATCAGGTTCACCCGGCAGTTGCGGTAGTGTGTAGGGTTTTCGTTCCCATCCACATAATAGGGTTCACCCGTGCGGTCACCAGGGTACATTTTGATTGTGATACGGCTATTTGTTACTGGGTCAGGGAAGGTGACATACACAAAGAAGTGACTCAAGATACTTAATATCTTGCTCCACTGTGCGGCGGTCAGCCACGGCCATTCCAGTTCGTTCAGCTTATATTGGTCACGTCCAATCCGCTGTCCCACCACTGTACCGTTAGCGTCACGGCCTGCGTCCACAATGGTTGTCACTATGGGTGCAACGCCACGCTTCGGAGGGGGTAACTCATACCCGTTGATTGCGATATAGGCCATTGCTACCACCCTCCTTTACTTCGTGAAGCGGTAACCATCTGCTTTCTCCTGGGTTACCACTGCGTCCTTGATAACTTTGTTGCCAATCTGCAACTTCGTGTCCTTGTCGGCAATGCGCCGCAACAATTCATTCTGCTCTCGCAGAAGGTCATTCTGACGGGTAGTAGCTTCGTACACACCTTCACGCACTCCGTCAACAATATCTTTCCTGCTGCCTGCTTCATCCAGTTCAGCGCTTACCCGGTCACCAATACGCTCCATCCAAGAACTAATATCCTGAACGGTGTACCCATTCCCGGTCTGCACACCTGCGTAAAGCGTATCAGCAGACACAAGCATTGCAGAGATAATACCGTTCGTGCAGGTCACCAACTGATTGTTCACAGACTGCCAATAGCCTGCGAACTGTGCCATACCGTCCACAATGGAACGGTGCATAATCTGTCCCAACTGGGACTTGTTCAGAACCTCGGAACGTCCGTTTACATGACCTACCATTTCTGGGCCAGCTTCACCAGCTACAAACATACTTCCGTGGGCGTTTGCCGTACCGTCTGCGTACTTCGGTATAGCGTTCCAGAACTGGGCTTGCCCGTTGTCGATGAAACCGCCCTGCTTAAAGAACTTCCAGCCGTGGCCTATATCGTAGCCGCCAGAACTCAAGCCAAAGAAGGACTTGATACTGTTCCATCCAGACTTGAACAGGGACACACCTACGGACACGGAATTGCCAACCCAGGAGGACAGAGAGTTCCACCCGGACTTGAACAGGGACACACCTACGGACACCGTATGACTCCCTATCCAGCCGCTTATTGTACTCCACCCGGACTTCGCCAAACTGATTGCTTGAGAAATCACGGGCAAATGACCTATCCAACTGGAAACGCTGCTCCACCCGGATTTTATCAGACTGATAGCCTGCGACAGTACAGGGATATTGCCTATCCAGTTCTTTACGGAAGTCCAGCCGCTCTTTATCAAGCTGATACCCTGGGACAGCACGGGAATTGTGCCAATCCAGTTCTTCACCGTAGTCCAGCCAGACTTGATAAGAGAAATCCCCTGGGACAAAATAGGTATCGTACCAATCCAGTTCTTCACCGTAGTCCAGCCAGACTTTACCAGTTGAATTGCCTGGTCAAGCGTGGGAATGTTCCCTATCCAACCCTTTACGGTATTCCAGCCAGACTTAATGAGCGCAATGCCTTGGGAGAGAACCGGGATATTGCCTATCCAGTTCTTTACCGTTGTCCAGCCGCTCTTGATAAGCTGAATGGCCTGGTCGAGAGTCGGAATGTTGCCAATCCACTCCTTCACAGTGTTCCAGCCGCTCTTGATAAGCTGAATGGCCTGGTCAAGCGTGGGTATCTTACCTATCCAGGCTTTGACGGTATTCCACCCGGATTTCACCAGTTGGATTGCCTGGTCAAGAGTCGGAATGTTGCCTACCCAGTTCTTTACCGTAGTCCACGCAGACTTCACAAGGGAAATCCCCTGGGAAAGAACAGGGATTTTACCAATCCAGGTAGAAACCTTCGTCCACCCAGACTTCACCAGGGACACCAGTGCGGATAGGCTCACACCTTCCTTCGATACCCCAGCCCACCAATTCTTGACGTTCTTCCACCAGGTCTTTGCGCCGTTCACCACGCCAACAGCGAACTCAAGAACGGGACTGTCCTCAAACGCTTGCTTGAGCGGAGTGAAGATATGCTCATTGACCCAGTTTCCGATTGCCTTAAACGGCGCAAGAATACCTTCCAGCAGACCTTCAACGATATAGCCGCCAATCTCCTTCATGACGGTAGACGGACTGTGAATACCAAACAGGTTTTTGAACCCTTCCACAAACGGGTCAACGATATGTTCTTTCAGCCATTTCAGCGGGTGCTTGAAAAACTCGGTCACACCCTCGCAGAAACCGTTCCATACGTCACGGCCTGCCTGCTTAATACCCTCCCAAACATCTTCACCCAGAAGGGCGTTGCAGAACGGGTCAACAATATTGTCCATGACCCAACCGCCGATATTGACAAACCCTTGACCAATCGCAGACAGCAGGTTCCCGGCAGTTTCCTTCCAGTCTTTCCCTTTAATGTCCTCGTCCCACCACTTCTTAATGTCATCGGCAATGCTTCCAAAGAAACCGCCTATAAACTGTGCAGCGGAACGAATAGCCGTACCCAGGAATGTGAACAGGCTTGTAGCCAGCGCACCCCAGTCAACCCCGGCAATAGCGTCCTTGATTTTCTGCCAGAGAATTTGACCAAGTTCCTTCCAGTCGTAGCTATTCAGCCAGTCGGTACACTCGTCAAAGACTCCAATGAAGAAGTCGCAAATGCTCTTTGTGACCAGTCCCCAGTCCAGTTCCACAAGGAAACCGATTATCAGGTCAAGTAGGGAAGTGAAGGGCTTTACTGCCAGCCGCCCGACAAAGGTAAAATCAATCTGCTCCAAAGCGGCATTAAGCAGTTCAGCTAAATGCTTGCCAATCTTGAAGAAATCAATCTCGTCCAGGAAGTAATAGAGGGTCTTAACCACTCCGTCAATTCCCTTACCCAGCTTTGTGCCAATACCTTTCCAATCAATGCTGTCAAAAATCTCGTTGACCTTTGCGCCCAGGAGTCTGCCCAGGCTTTCCCAGTCAGCGTTCTCAAAGGCTTCCCGCAGCTTATCCGCAAAGTCACTGATACTGCTGTCAATGGGAAGTTCCTCAAACATGGAACCATAGTCAGTGCCAGCGCCGCCGCCCGCACCACCGCCAGAACCCGTGTTCGGGTTATCCTGGATAATGTTGAGTTCATCAATGCCTACGGTATAACTCTTGATTTTGTCAGCGGCTTTTTTTGCCGCCTTAGAAGCGTCATCCGCAGCTTCCCCGAAAGAGGTTGCCACCTTCTTTGCAGCCGTGTAGATGCTTTTACCTGTAATCCTTGCGAACAACTGATTGATAAGATTGAACAGCGTCACAACCTTTTCAATAATAAAGTCAATCGCAGGGGCAAGGGCTTCAATGAGAGGAGCAGCCATAGCGCCCAGGGAGTTTTTCAGATACAGTGCGCTGGTAGCAAGGGAGTCCATGCTTTGAGAGAACGTAGTTCCCATCAACAAACTGTACTGGTAGAGGTTGTTGATACCGTCCTTGAACCCCTGGGTAAGCGCTGCAATCGCCGCCCGGATAGCCCGGTACATAGCGATACGCTTTAAGCTGCTGAATAACCCACCAAGAGCAGAAGTAGTGTGCTTGACGTGTGCCGCCAGTTTTGAACCCAGAGTCACAGGCAGCAGCGCCGCCTTTTTCAAAAGGTTCCCTGCGGCAGAACCCGCAGACTTCATAGCACCGCCCAGCTTCTTCAAGGCTCCTACTCCAACATGGAACCCTTTCTGAAACACGCCGCCAATACCACTCAAGATAGACTTGAGGACATTGGTACGTCCCGTGGCCTGCTGCACAGCGCCAGAATACTGCTGAACCGTACTGGTTGCCTGCTGAACTTGACTGGTAGCAGCCTGCGGAGCGACACCGTTAGCGGCAGCGGCATTAGCCTGATTGACGTTCGGAGTCTGCACAGTCGGTACACTGATATTCACAGTCCCCGCAGCGCTGATACTCTGCAAAGCGTTCCCCAGACGTTCCAGCCTGTCAAGAGCGCTGTCATCCAGATTGTTTGCGGCCTGGGCTATATCGTTAATCCGCTTCGGGATAGAAGCAGAGATTTTTACGTTGCCCGCAGCGCCGATAGCCTGCAAGCCTTTTCCCAGCGCTTCCAGTTTATCCACATGGAAATTGCTCAAGGCATTGTTCAACTTCGATAGCTTATCGGAAACACCATCCAATCCCTGCAAAGCCTTAGTAGCATTTTTCAGTTTACCAAGACTGTTTGCAAGAGCGTCAATGTGTTTAACTCCCTGTTCGGACTTCGCTTCAATTTGAAACTCAAGACCTTCAAGTTCAATCGCCATCGTTCACTTCCCCTCCTTTCTCCCGTTTTCTTTGATTGTCCCGGAAGCGCTTGTTGATACTCGCAACCATAGCCCGCATAGCTTCCTTGCCCTTTTTAAGTCGCTCCTGCTTGTCACGCTCTTTTGCGGCCTTGCTCTCATTCGTAGTAATCGGAATAGGTGCAGCACGGTAGGGGAAGGGTTTCTTTTGCTTGCTCAAAGCATTATACACGGGGGAAGCGTCCAACAAGGCTTCGTAGATATATGCACCCTGTAACCAGAGTTCGTAGTTCCTGCGCTCACGGTGGTATTCGTCCATCCTGCGGTAATACAGAGTCATAGCAGCGTCCCCATCCCAGTAATCATGATAGGACATACCCAGACTCATGTAATACCCGCAGAGTTCTTCAAATTTATCCCCGTAACGTAAAGGCGGGGACGGACGGCCTTTCGTACCGCCGCCCCCGTCAGGTGATGACAAGTCCGTTACCAACTCGTCATCCAGTCCACGTTTTTTGCGCTGTCCTCCGGCTCCTCCATCAGCGCCAGGATAGGCTCATTGTACATTTCTGCCAGTTTCTCAATGAGTTTATCCTTGTTCGGCATATTGGCGTAGATTTCATCAATCACGTCCTGCTTGACGAACCTGTGATGTGCCTTGAAAGCACCTGCGAACAGTGCGGGAAGAAGGGTCATAGGACGGTCATCAATGTTCTTTGCGACAAACCCTTCATCCTCCATCTGCTTGATAGTCCTCCGGGTAAATTCCAGAGTATAAT